AGTTCTCGATAGCGATCCATGCCCTGAACTGCTTTGACGTAAACGATCCAGAAACGTTGCCCGTCAATGTCGATCGCCATTTCTGGCGTGTAGCCGTCCCGATAACGCACTGTGAATATGGCACTGATTCCGGCCTCCACTTGTCGCCCTCGTGCTCCTTCACCACCTGTCGTTGGCTCGTACTTCGCTGGCTCATCTGACAACCAAGTGCTAAGCGTCACAACTGGTTGGCCGGCTTCGTCCTGTGTCGTGCCTTCCACGCTCACCGTAATTCGGTGCCGCATCGTTCCAAGTCGAAATTTTCGTTCAGGGCGGAAGGTCATGGATAACTCGCCCTCATTTTCTTTGCGACAAGTGCCTCATACGCCCGTCGCTCGCCAGATGCCGCAATCATGTCGCGGTCTTCAAATCGATTGGCCAAACTCAATTTGATTGCCATGCGGTCAAGCTCCGGACACGCGCGGGAGTCGCTGCCATATCCGGCCGTGTAGGTGATTTTGACGGCTTCGCTTCTGTCCTGAACAGATGGCCTGACGAACGTGTCAAGAAACCTTACTTCGTCTCCGTCCAAGTAATAGTTTGACGATGCGACTGTTTGCGTTGCACCTGCCGTGTCCACGTAGGTGACTGAAGAAATGGCGATTGCCGGTCTGACCGAAAGAACAACCGTTGACAGAAACTTCGGTAGTCGATGCTCCAGCGTTCGCGTGATCAATGCGATTGAGGTGTCTCGTTCCCATTCCTCGCGAGCAGCCGCAATCAGCGAAGCCACCTCCGTGTCGTGACTAACGTCGCTTGCCCCGATGCTGAGTTGAGCCTTGGCCTCTGCGATCGTCACTGGCTCGCTCGTTGGTGGTGTTACTACTCTGACAGTGCTCCGAATCTCCTGATCCTTCACTCTGGTCGTTTGGCTCGGATAGTAATCGAGCCACTCTGTTCCGTTGCAAAACATCGAAGACACCTCCGCCAATCACTTCCATCGGGAAACGAGCCCCAACGCGATAGCCTCGCCAGTCCTGAATTAATTCGACCTGCATGATTCGATCCATTCGTTCGGGTATGCGTGAACCGCCTCGTATGTTTGTGGCTCGACCATGACAACCATTTCTTCCAAGTGTCCTATTCGCGTCTGTGGGTCAAGGTAGACGGTGTTTCCAGCTTTCTCCCACTGCTTCCAAAACCAGATATCGTCATCGATTCGCAGGTCGCCCCACTCTCCGTTTTCGTCCGGCTGTGACCAAAACCACGGCTTCGGGACGTTCTTGAGCTTACGCAGGTCAATCACTGTCAGGCCGAAATGTGCTGTTGATACCTGCAGAGGTTCGCCTGTGACTTCTACTGACGACTTGCCCTTGATACTGGCCAACATGGTTTTGTTGCCCCGCCGAATTTGCATCGATGCTAGTGCGTCAATGTGCGGATTTGACTCCAGCGTTTCGAGCAAACGCATAATGTCAGAATCCGTAAACAGCGAATCACCATCACAGATCACGGCAATATCACATTCCTTTTCAACGGCTTGCTGCAACATCCTTTGCATACACTGCCCATAGAACACGCCTTGCGAGTCCTGCAACGGTATTTTTGCCGCTACAAACGCGGCATCAATGTAATCTCGGCAAAGGCCGTTGATATAACGCGGCGATGTCATCATGCCGCACACTTTTACAGATTTTGAGGTCACTCGTTTGCTCCGGGTGTTTAGGGGTGATTAGCCAATTGCAACAAAATCAGCCTGTCCGGTCGTTCCGGATGGGCTCACGTCCAAAACAACATCAGCTACAGCACTGAGCGAAACCACACTGTTGGTTGTGTGTGTGCCCGGCGTTGCAAACAACCGGATATACCGCTTGCGTGTTCCATCGTTGTTAACGTGGAATTTTGCAACGCGACCTGCTGAAGTGGACAACGTGACAGACAACTGCATCGTGCTGGTGCTGATGTCCGTGAAATCGGTCGTGGTTGTTGTGTCTGATTCTTGAATCTTGACCACAACAGGAGCGGCATTTGTGTTGGCTGCCACTGAGGTTGTCAAAATGATCGTAGCAAAGTCCGCGTGTTTCATGTCTACGATTGTTCCAGCCACTGTTGCTGTCGCGGCAGCCGTCTGGCTTGACAATGCGATGACTGCACTTGTCGTCATGTTCGGTTTCATTTTTACACCTTATGCAAAATTGATTTGTGTGATTTCTGAAAGACCGGAACGCCAGCGAGCCAGCGTTCCGGCCGGGTCCACCCGGAGCGACGAGTGGCTCAATTATTAGCCCATTTGCAGAGCTACGATTGGACCGGCAACAGATGCCGTTCCGCGTTCATGCACGTTGATGTCAAAGCGTTCCGTTACTCGCAACGCCAAAGCGTCTTGGGCAAAGTAAACGGACTCATCAGCTCGCAGCGTGACCCCGCGACGAGTGCCCATCGTGGCAGCCATACTCAGGTCGCCAAAATAGGCAACCTTGACGGTCGTAGCTGCAGTTGATGGCATTGCGTTGATCAATCGGACTGGATAGCCCATGAACTGCAACTGAGAGCCGCCGGCAAGATCACTCACAGAGTTGCCGCCTGCCGCAAACTGCAGCCGGCCTGCTGTGGTGTGGTAAATGCTGTTGTGCATGTACCAAGCTGGCTGAATGCCCGGGAATCGCGGCAGCTTGGCGACGCACGCTTCAAAATGCGTGATGGTCAGAGTTGCGGCTGTGGTGATGCCTGTAGCAGTAGCAATCGAGCCAGCCGCAAGAGCACCATCCAACCCAACAATGCCACCATAGGTGCTGGTGCCATCGCCAAGGAAGCCGCACTGGTCCTCTTTGACCGCAAGAGCATAAGCAAACTCGCGAGCGTAGAAGTCAGCCACAGCGATAATTGCGTCTTCGTTCAATTCGCTGGAAAACTGAGTCATCGCTGCCAGTTTTTTCGCTTCCAACCGAACCTGATCCATTGCCGCATCGGATGCTGTGATTGTGTCATTCTGGCCGACAAAATAGGTTGTGAACCCACTCACGCGGCGAGGAATCAACGACACATCAGACGACATTGGCCAGTTTCGAGCGTACTGGCGAAACTGCCCGTACTCTTCCTTCAGGTCAACCATTGCATTTTCAAGCACCTCCGGAACGAGATAACCGCCTTTGCCGTTATCGTCGCTGGAGCCAGCCATCTGAATGCCATGATCTTTGAGCCACATTTTTGACGGCTCGTGCTTGTTAATTGCCGCCATCAAAAAGCGGCCTGCAGTATAGGCGTTTGCCTCTGCATCCGGCCCTTTGAAATGCTTTACGCTGCCATGACGCTTGGCAGTTGCTGGCACCTTAACGCGAGGCAACTCAGATGACTCTGGCCCCTTGCTTGACTGACCGGTCACTGGGATGCTGCCGATAGAGCGAACACGGGCTGCTGAGTTTGCTTCGACGCGAGCAGCTCTTTTTTCGTCGGCGTACAGTTTCTGCAAAACGCCGGGCTTGTCGTCCGTGCCCTGAATGCGATCGACTTCTGCCGCTTCTTCTGGCGTAAAGTCGCGACTCTCGTCTTTTGCAAGAGCAACGATGGCATCTACTTTTGCTAGTTCTTCGTCGATCTGTTCCCGAATTACCTTGAGACTCCAAATCATTTTTACAGTTCCTTGAATCGGTGTGATGCCGACTCAGGCCATAAAAAAAGCGGCGCAAAAAGTCGGCGAAATGTTTTCGCTTTGACTTTTCCGGCCGCTAACGAGTTGCTCAGAAAGATTGTGTTCGGTGCGGGATTTCTCCCCGCGTGAGTGCATCTAAGCAGATGTGCTCTTAGTTGTCAATTATTTTTTTACTAACGGCTGAACATCGCCTTGATCTGCTGCAATCGGATTTCGCGCGATGCAATCGTTGCTGGCGTCCGACTTCCTGCCGTTGGCTCGTTGGTCTTTTCGCCTTCCGGCTTGCTGCCATACATCGCCTTTGCAAACTTCGGAGCGTCAACGACAATATCTCCGACCTCTGTCGCAAACCCGGCCGCAACTGCTTCCTGTGCCGTGTACCATGTTTCTGAATCTAGAATCGCCATTATCTTCTTGCGGTCCTTTTTTGTCCGGTCCATGTAGGCGTCGAGAATGGAATCTCGGTATTTGTCCAGAACGTCAGCGGTCTTTCGCAACTCAGCGGCGCTACCCATCGCCATTGTCCACGGATTATGAACCATCATCATGGCATTTTTTGCCATAACGACGCGATCTCCAGCCATCGCAATGTAACTGGCAATCGAATACGCCGACGAATCCACAACAACGTCAACGCCGCCCTGATGCCGCTTCAGTGCGTTAAAAATTGCTCGCCCTTCGTCCACGCTTCCGCCGGGGGATGAAATCCGAAGCGTCACTTTGCGGCCTGACATCTTCGCAAGGTCTGGGAGTACTGTGGCCGCATCGATCATTCCCCAAAACGAGGAACCAATTGCATCGTAAAGAAAGATTTCGCCGGTTTCCAAATCAGACTGGTACATGCTTTGTAACCTTTTCGACTAAGGAGTCATGAACGAAAATTGAGTTGACTCGTGTCGTCCCGAGTCGCGTGTAATTGAAATCACAAGCAATCGAATAAATGGTTTCGGCGTTGTCTTGAATCTTGAAGCCTCCATCGATCTCAATGCCTAGCAGCCACGCTGGAACACGCCCTACATCATCCGTATTTGCAGGATGACATTTGTCGAAGTGTTCCACCATCAGCATTCTCGGTTTGTGATACGTCAAAATCTGCTCCATGATGACGCGGTCGATGCTGTCAACGTCAATCACGCACAGCATTAAGTTGTCACCAAGGTGGCAACTCGTGTTTAGGACGAATGCTGCGCGAAGATTCGCTTTTGGAAACTTTTCGTGAAGTTTTTCAAGGGACTCTGAATCTCTTTCAAACAGCACGCAATCAAGCCCGTAATTGTAAAACGGCTCGATCGTCAACGGCAGTCCTTCTCCGTCGCCAGCCCCGACCTCAACGCACTGGCCCGGCTGGTTAATTAGGTTCGCCAACGCAACTAAAATTCCCTGTTCACCGAATTGCCAACCGCCTGACGTTTTTGTCAGCCACTCGAACTCAGGCCGATCGGCCACGAATCCTTCCGTCATACTGTCGCTCCAAGTATGTAATCTGCCAAATCCTCAACCCGCTCGCCCCACGATGCCGTGAGTTCCCCAACTGCGTCTGGGAGTGCCTTTGCTGCCGTCTTGCTCATGACTTCAATCAAGGCATCCTGTGAGATTCGGCAGTGCTCAGCGGCCGCGTATGGCGTTCCTCCGAGTTGTTCGCAAACATCTCCCAGCGTGTGTTGCCATTTTGCGTAAAACTTTTCAACCGACTGAATCGGCGTTTTTGTTTTGACCGCTGCTGCCACTCGCTGCTGCTCAATAGCCAGCAAAGGACGTAGCCGAGAGACTACGGCCATTCGTTGCACTGCTTCTGTTTCTGGATCGTCCTCCGGCTCAGGATCTTCTGGAACGTCCGGCGAATCCTCTTCCATTGGTGCCGTCACTGTGATTGCTGGATTCTGATATTCATCCCCGCCGTCATAGGGATTCATGTCCAGTTTTTCGCGTGCCTCATTCGGGCTGATCACCGTTGCCGCAATTAGCTTCGTCAGGTATTCGGCCTGTTTCAGCGGGTCCATTCTCATAAGTGCGTTTGTGTTGAACTTGAAATAGTGCGTTTCGCTCGTCAACTGGCGTTCCGTCAGCAGTGATCGATTGCACGCAGCTTCAATGTGGACCAACCATCGGTTGAGGCAGTTCGTCAGGTATGCCAAATGCTTTTCTGCGAGACTGTTGTAAGACACGCTTGAATCGTCGCCAAGAATCTCTTCCAAGCAGAACCACATCGCAGCCTCTTGCCGCTGAAATAGCCGTTGCTCAATCCACTGCGAATCCTTGCCGCTCATGGAAACCATGTTTGCCTTGATACCTTCGCGAAGCATCGCCGTTTTGCCAGTGTTCTCTACCCCGTCGTGAGCTTCGCGAAACATAGATAAGAATTTCTTTGCTTCCTGTTCATTACGGAACATTCCGTCAGGAGCTTCAAGAATTAGAGATCCGCTGAATCCCTTTTTGGCAAGGTTTCGAACTTGATCCTCTGCCGATAATCCAGCGTCAAGACTGTTGCTCATGACCGCAGACGCATTTAATCCAGCAAGGCCATTAAAGCTCAGGCCATGCACAAAAAACACATCTTCATCCGGAAACCAAACCGTTTGACTATCCTCGGTCACTCCGAGTTTTGCCGCCAATGGCTCGTGCTTACACAAAACAGTGCCGTGCCATCGCTTGCCCTCGAACCATTCGCTGCTTGAGCGGTCTGGCAACATTGGCCACAACGCAACTGGCCGTCCGCCTTCGCGCTCAACAACGCATCGCCAGTTGCCGTACAACAGAAGGCTTGGTGCTCCGAACATTTTCCACTCTGGAGCAGTCTGGTAGTCGTTTGGTCGCGTGTGTACGATCTTATGCCCGGCATGAGATCGCTCAATGCTGCTGCCGCGTTCCAGTCTGCGATGGCAGTTAATGGGCAATTGCGAAAAGTGCCCGGCAATTTTGTTTACTGCATACCAAACTGGTGCATATTCGATAGCCCTGCGTGGCGTTAACTTAGCAGTGCCAAACTCCGGCGAAGTGCCGAAAAAGGCACCCAAACCTGAGCCAACTCGTGTGATAAAACGTCGAAACAGTTCCATATTTGGGCCTTCAAACGATGAATAAAGAACCTGTCGGACGCGATGGAGCCAGCATGGCCAATCTAATGCCCATCACCAAAGCCACGGCAGCGTCGATCTTCTCGCTCGAATTCCGCTTATCTGGCATCATTTTACCTTGTGCGTTGCTGGTTGTCATCATGTTTAAAGCACACCAACGCAGGATGTTGTCGGACTTTTCTGGCACGAACCTATTTTCTCTAATCGCTGCGGACAGTTCCTGCATGGGTTCGTGGAACTGAAAGCAGTTCTGAGGCATTTTGATAACCTCTAAACCTGCCTGCGACAGCTCATCGCCGAGTTGTGCAGCGTTGTACGGGTCATATGCGACCGCCCGAACGCCCAGCTCTTCTGCCACTTGTAGAAAGTCATCTCGCAGTGCGGCTACCACGTAACGAGACACGGTCAGTTCACCTCCAGCGACCCAACCGGCCCACGGCTGTTTCTTCAAATCGCGTTTTGTTTCATCGACAATGAAGGATCTAGTGAAAGCCTCATAACGCCAGATGGTTTTGCCTTCCTCATCTTCATCGATTGGGAATCGAGCCACAACAGCAAACGACGCCAAGTCATCGCGGCCACCAAGGTCAATTCCTGCAGTGATCGCGTCAGCATGTCGCCAAGATGAAAGAGTTTCTGCCATGTCGTCCCACTCGGCAGGCAGAATAAATCGCTCGTACGCTGAAACCTTGCGATTGCAGTGATACCTGGTAAATCTATTCAGTTCTACAGGTGATGTTTTGGCTTTTGTTGCTGCCTCTCGCAGAGACTCAAGACCAATTGAGACATTGATATTTGGGTTTGCCTTTGGCCACAACGACTCATTCAAAGCATCGTCGTTTTCATCGAGTTCAAAAATGTATGAAAAGTATGATTCGTCAACGAACTCCCCACGAACAACACCTGTTGCGTAGTCGTAATCTTCCTGCCACAACTGGCTTGTGTCATCTCCGGCCGTCGTAAAGTCCCCGATTAGTGGCTGCGAGCGGTTTCCAGATCCAGTCATCATCGTATCGTAGAACTTCCGGTGATGCTCTCTCCATGCGTGTTTCTCGTCCATCAACACCATGTGAGGGTTCAATCCGTCAAACGGCTTGTCGCTGCCAATGCAATGAATATAGCCTTTGTTATGATTGAACGTGATTTGCTTGTTGATCGGTGTCGAAAGAGCCTTGACGTGTTCCGACTGGCCCCGCATTCGCTCAATCTCGGCATACATCACTTTCTGAACCTGCTCCTTTTTGGTGGCACAAAGTACAACTTCTGCCACATCTTCTGGCCGCCCAGTGAATGGATTTACGTCTGACATCGCTCCAAGTAGTGCGATCCCGGCTCCGAGCGTTGATTTGCCGTTCTTGCGTGCCATCGTCCAAAAGAATCTGCGGAAGCGTCTTGTGCGGTCTTCACATCGCTTCCAGCCAAAGATATTCCACACGCCAAACAACTGCCACCGCTCCAGTTCAAACGGTTTTCCGGAACATTTGCCGATTGAGTGCTTTAGGATTTCAGGAAAGAAGTCGCAGCAGGCCGACGCCACATCGAGGGAAAAGTAATACGGAAACTCTGGGCTGTTCTGCCGCTCAAGATCGTCCACATATCGCTGCACTGCTGCCCGATGCGAAACACACGACACAATGCGACCGCTCAGCACGTCTTTCACGTACTTATCAACGGCTTTATGTGTGTCGCTTTTACGCTTCATCCTCGCCCCATTCTTGCCATGATTTTGGCGAACGGATCTTCCTTTTTGTCATCCAGCTTTAGACTAGTCAACTTCTGCCGACTGGCTGGCGTCAGGCCCAATTCCGGAAGCAGCTTATTGAGTTGCTCGCGAAACTTATTCATCTCAGACACGTAGGCGTTTCGCGTTATTGTTCGGTTGCCATCTTTGTCAAAGCCTTCAATTGCGAGTCCGGTCTCAGCAACTTTTTCGCGGGCTTCCATCCATTTCGCATAGGTCGTGCAATATGCCACGAGCACTTCGCGAGTATCAGATGACAACACACCGTTCGCTTTAAGGTCCACACTCAGCTCGTTCCACTTTTGTGTTTCCACCTCGCCAAACCAGTCAGGCATTTCTGGCGATAGTCCATCTGCTTTTGGCGCAGACTTGTTTTGCCGCTTTGGATTTTTCCGGAACGCCCCTGTTGCGTGCTTGATTTCTGCTGCCAGTGGTTTTCGTCCTCGTGCCATTTTCTAAAACCTCAATTTTGTGGAGATATGCGTGTGGGTTACAGGGATATCGACGACCGCCAAACCCCAACATTCCGACCGCCCCCCCCGGCCTGTCACTGTCCATCACGTCTTGCCTGATCAATTGCCCTGTGACACGCCACGCACAACGACATAAGGTTGTTCCATTCGAGTCGTAGCCACGGAGACTCCGCAATTGGAATGACGTGGTGGACCTCCTGTGCTTCTGTAGCGATGCCTCGCTTTTTGCATTCCTCACACAAAGGATTCTCATTTCTAAACCGCACGCTTAATCGCTTCCATGCTCCGTCGTACCCTGCCTCTGTCGTACTGACTGATGCCCTCTGCTTGCCACGTCCACACCGCTCACACTCCCTGTGCCTTACATCTAACACTGCACCACATGGGCAAAGCTTCAACCTCATGCGTCTACCTGTGGTGCCCTAACCACGCTACACACACCCTGCATGTACAGTGTGCTCGGTGCTGCGGCGTCCCTGATAGCGAACCGCAATGTTCGCTCGCTCGCCGTAACTGCTGATGGATACGCGAACGTTACGATGTTGCTACTGGCCCCACTGATCGTGATGCTCCCACTTGCAACCGTAGCCACATCGACGCCAGATAATGTTTCAAACACGATTACCAATGTCTTTCCGCTCAGACTGATAGCCGTTGTTCCGTCCGTCCGGTAGAGCGTGATTGACTGACTGATCGTTTCGCCGACAACCGGAACCAATGTCGCTCCAGCAGATCGATCGGCAACAATGCCAGTTGCTGGAAGGACATTGACACTAGAACCGCCACCACCGCTTGGGGCAAGCTCCAGCATGTTCGCAGTAAATTGGTAGACAGCCCCATCCTGCACCAATCCGGTCGTCACTCGTGTGGCAAATGTATTTATCGCCGCAATCTCCGTACTACCACTCAACCCATCCGCTTGGCAGTCGTGGACATCGGCAGCAATGTGATTAGCTCCAGTGACCTTTACCGCTCTGCCGTTCGTGCCATCGCTGATCAACAGCAACTCACCGAATGAATCTGCTGTAAATGTTTCTGTGGTCAGAGTATTCCAGATCTCGAGACGACTAGCGGAGTCCAGTTCCACTGCTCCGACCTTGTCTCTGGCTTGGAACGTCGCAGTCGTCAGAGTCAGCGTCACAAACCACCTTGCCACCGGCACGGCCCCAACGAGTGCGATCAACTCATACTCACCCGCTGGAACATCCGTGTAGGCTGCTGAATACGTGCCCTTACGGTTGGTCGCCTCGGTCGCTGATACCGACGCAACCTGCGTATCGCTCCCAACTGCAAACAATTTAGCTGTGATCGTCTGCGATGGTGGTGATCTGAATTCGACTGTTTGCGTCGCCACGGTTTAAGACTCCAGAATCTGAACAGAGCCAAGAGCATGAGCCACTGCCGCCTGAGCCTGACTTTGAGCCACTGCTGCTGCCGTTTTTGCTGCGTATGACGAGACAATCTCAGTCATGTACTGACGGCAACGGTATGACAAATTGCGGTATCCGCTGACTGGCTCACCATCCACCTCGTGAACCCCGTAAGCATCCGCAAATGCCGCGACCAGAGCGTCAACGATTGGCGTTCCGTCCGGCATCGAACCGAGGACGGCAGCGGCATTATCGACGACTGAACCGCCGACGCCTTGAGCGTCACACCCGCGAGTGATTGTGATTGTTATTTTGTCCATTAGTTCGGCACCCTCAAAACTTTGAAACCTGTACCGCCCGAATCAGACGCACCAATGGAAACACGCTGCAGCGTCCCTTTGTCGATATCCAACAGCAACAGTGGTGTCTCCGCTGCCGTAGTATTGCCGTCGACATGCAAGCAGTCGCGAAGTGTTTGTAGAGTCGTGCCGCTGCTACCAGCAGACGTTGACGCTAATGCCACGACCGCCGGAGTCGCGTTTCCGGTCGATCGGCCAGCCGAAAGCGTGAGTTTCCCGCCGACAATATTGGTTCCACTGCCACCAGTTCCAGCGAGCGTGTACGCCAGTGGTGAAGCGAGGATGTTCGTCCCGAGGTACAGAATTCGATTTGTGATGTCGAGTGATACTCGGTGAGTCGATGATCCGGGTGCATAACTTGGAGCACCGCCCCCACCGATTAAAATCCAATTTGAACCGCCGTCAAATGCACAACCAGTCGTCATGTACTGATTTTGCTCGGCTCCACTTAGCTCCCAGCGTTTTCGTAACCCCTCTGCAACGTAAATTGCTGAAGTGGTCGCACCTGTGCTGCTGCGAAGCATCGAGCAGAGTATGTCTCCTGCAGACGTGATCGCTGTCAAAACCGTGTTGCTGCTGTTTCGCGTCTCGATCAGATTTCCGGATTGGCTTGCCGCACCTTTTACCAACAGCGGAACGTCTGACGCAGCCTGTGATGTCACAGTAAGGAGTGTGCCGGAACCTGCGTACACGACTGCCGTCATTCCTCCAAATGCCCCGGCATTGTTGTACTGAACCTGCCCACTGGAACCGGCCGGAGTTCCCCCACTTGCCGTGGCATACTCCAGAGCCGTCGCCCCTGCATTAACCCTCAGCACCTGCAATGCAGTTCCAAGTGCAGTTAATCCGGTCCCGCCTTTCGCAACAGTGACAGTGTCCGAAAGCGTGGACCCTGCTGCCGTCACAGTGATATTCGCAGAGCCGTCGAAGCTGACTCCGTTTATGTTCCGAGCAGTCTGCAGGACTGTTGCTGATCCAGCGTTTCCAGAGATTGTCGTCTGGTCGCCAGTATTCGTGCCGCTGGACGTTCCGGAAAACGTCCCTGACTGTGTCGCAAGAGTCCCAAGGCTTAATGCCGTCCGTGCCGCCGCAGCGTCCGCAGCAGTCATGAGCGACCTGCCGACAGACGTTGTGTCGATCACCTGCGTTGCAATTACGGCTTCGACGCCCATTTTCAGCCCTCAAAAATCAACAGCGGATCAACGATCCGATCTTCAATTACCAACGGCCTTGTCTGCGACTTTGCTTCCCGGCCCCGAATCAATGTGGGTTCGATTCATCCAACGGTCATACAACTGCAACGTCTGCTCACGCTCTTCACGATGCGATTCTGTCAGCGACTCGTACCCCTTTTGGATCTGGTTGAGATGTGACGGTATGCCGACCGTTACCGTGTAGTAACCGCCCCAGCCGATCGAAAACAAGATCGCCATCAGCAGCACGTTATTGAATGGCTGACCTGCAGCCCATGCAATTACTTGAGTCTTGATTGATTGCTCTTTTTCGTCGGCCACTGTTGGTTATCCTTGTTGCTCTGTCCAAATTCGTTTTCTGATCGCTGCGACAATCCAGAGCAAAAGCTCTGGAGCGATTTGCCAGAACAGCCACGCCATGATTGGAGTTATCGCCTTTGCAATTTCCTCGTCTGTGTCCGTCGGTTTGATTCGCTGCTTTTTTGCAAGTCTCAACATCCGCCGACCATAAAAGTCGATCGTCTCGCCCTCTTTACTGACGGCCAGATCTCCCGCCCATGATCCGCATTGCGCGGCTCGCTCGTAGAGCAGGCTGGTCATGATTGTGTCATCGCGGCTCATCAGTAATTGATCCTTATCTGACTCAACCTCAGATCCACCAAGGCATGATCCTCGTAAGCCGTCACCCGCAACACATCCGGACTGATCGGCCCCGGAATATCAACCTCGACCGTCCCGTCTGTGATGGTCAGAATTGCCTGTTCGCCGTCGTGCTTGAGCTTCAGGTTGACCGTCTCCGACCATTCAATCCGCTCAATGCGTCCGCTGATCACCGCTTGGATCGCTTCGCGGATGTTAAGGTGTCGCAGGTCGATCGGCTTTATGAAACTCATCGAAACAGACCCCCGAACAATCCACGCCGCTGCCGCGTTGATGACGTTGGGCACTGACCGTTCGGGCAATTCGATCCACGATTGATCATCTGCACTGGCTTTGACTTCATTGCGACTGGCTTTCCGTCGTGGATCGACGCATGAAGATCAGCCATTTCCTGATGAGTCATGCCATTCGTGTCGATGCCGTGATCGCTTGTCAGATGTGCTGATGTCTCAAGGATTGTGGGATTCCAGTTGCCTTCGATATTCCATCGCAGAACGGTGCCATCTGAAGCAACACGAGAAGAAGCCGCCGGCGTAGCGACTTGAGAGGAGTTAGGGGTGTTGTTCGCTGTTGCCGGCGGCTCACTAGACTGGATCACCTCCTGACCTTTGGGGGTTTCGGATTTGACCTGTAGTGCTTCGATGTTGGCCTGTATCGCGGCCAGTGCGGTTGTATTTGATTCGACGACCTTCAAAATCTCGTCCGATTTCGTTTCGACCGTCTTTGTCGATGTCAGCAGTGCAGAAAGCTCAGACGCACGGGCGGACACTTCCGGCGATGGTAGTTCTGTTGATCCGCAGCCGACCATTAGCAGGCAACAAAACCCAGCCAAAAGCAACTGCCCTAGAGTAGCCCAAAACCCATACTGAGCTGAACTCTCGATGTATTGCCTTTTGTCAGACCAGCACGCGACATCTTCGCCTGTCACGTCTACCCAGCGTTGCGTTTGCTGATTGCGAATGAACACCATTTCACTCAATCTTAACATCACGCAACCCCCTTGCTTGGACTGAAGTATCCGCCACCGCTCACGACGCGATTGTGGAAACGCTCGACCGGCTTGTCAGGCATCAGCAAATAGCCACCAAACGGGGCAAACTGATTCCGCTGGTAGGCTTCGTAATTCGCACGCGGCATCAGTTTGAATCCGTTGCCGTGAGAGTTCCAAACGACCAGATACCAGATACCGCCAAGCTCGATCGCTGCGATAATTTCCACAGCATGACCGCCGCCACCGTTTGCATTCTTCGACCAACACGAATACTTATTTTGCAGCTTTATAAACGATGGAGCCCAATACACTCCGATATGTCCCGTTCCGCCTGCCGACAGTGCAATCAGCATCTGATCCCACGGCGGCATTGGACCGTGTTCCGCGACGTAGCTATCTTCAATTGTCAGTCCCTTGGCTCGCTCCGCAAATCGACTGGCCTTTGTTTCATACGTGCCATACGCCCATTCAGATTCCAGACACAAGCCAGGCTTGACTCCGATGTCGGGGATGCCTTTTGTGAGTAGTTTGACGCCACTTTGCATTGATGTTCCGGCGTCGCGGCCCACATCGTTTGGTGACTGAACGTACTCGCTGCCGTTGTATGCGTAGGTATCCGAAAACTGAGACATCCGGCCCGTGCAGTAGCGGTGGCGAGCCTCTGTGCCGTTAGCTGTCGCATTCCCTTGGCAGTCGTTTTGCGTCTGCCGCTGATCTCGCATTTCAGCCAGCAGGATTTTCGACCATTCACGCAATCGATCCTGCCAGCCTGCGTAATCTTCAGCACGCGGTGCGGAGACTTTCGCGGTGACTTCCATTTCCTTCCACTCGGCTGCCGTTGGGATTTTCAAAGCATGTGTCATCGCACGTACCTCTCAATCCATGCCGCTTCTTTTTCAGCGGTCCATTGTTCGCCGCCGAATGCTTTCGCCTCTTCAGTCAGCAGGACGACCCACGCCGCTTCCGCCTGCGGGATAAACCGCGAAGACATCCAAGATGCTGAATCTGACTCGCTCTTGATTTCACCGGCGCGGAGGGCTTTGGCTCGCTCTCCTGATAACTGGCGGAACGTTGTCTCTTGAGTGTCAAACACGGCAGAAACTGAATCCGCAGGCACCGGCCCCGGCCCAACCTCAATGCCACCGCTGACCCACACCCCAGCCACGGCCCCACAAACAATCAACGCAGCAGCCTTGGCCCCACTGACTAACCAAGGCCGCCACGCGATTGGCTTTTGTGGCACGACAGCGATGGCAGGGGCTTTCTTGGCCGCTGGCTTTCGCTTTGCTGGTGCCTTCTTTGCGGGGGCTTTTTTGGCCATTACTTGGCCGCCTTAATTTTTTGAAAGACGGACCAGGCAATTCCGGAAAGGACAAGCAGCGCACCGGCTGCAGGCTCCACGTCGGATGCCTCAATCCAGCCTTTTGCGACTAGGCTGCCTCCAAGCGTTGTTAGCACATGCCGTGCGATCAGTCCCGCTGAGATTTTCCAGTCCACAGCTCACCCCACGACGCGATTAATCCGCCACATTTCTGAGGGCGGTCAGCAGTCACAGTGTAGTTTTAAGAGCCAAGCGGTGCCGTTAGTGTACCAGGGTTTGAAACGCTGTCAATGGCTTAGGGCAACACCGGAGTTCCGATCCGCTGCCCTCAACTGTTCGGGATTTTCGAACAGTTCAGCAGAGGACAGTTATTCCGATGCTCATCAACAAAACACACCCAGGAGACCAGCCCGAACAAAGGAGTCACCGTTGTCCGCAGTTACCGACCCCGACTCAGGACCGACCAGCCCCTGAGTGCTGCTTCCAAAATGAACAGAGGTAGCGTCACTCCTCTGTTACTTCGACCATCGTTTGTATTTATACGGGCACATCGTTTCGACCGGGCACGAATCACATATGCCGCCGCTTTTCCGCGTAATGATGCAACCCCACGGTTTACCGCCAAGCTCCGCCACAGGAACATGATTGGCGGCAAGTGTGCAGAGCGTCTGAATCGTCTGCGTTGCTTCGTCGGATCTTGCGACCGCCTCCGACTGTAAAGCCTGGTACTCTTCTTGCGTCAGCAAATATTGCACGTCACCACTCCAACAGAGGACACCAACACCGCTGCTCATACCTGCTCGTGATACTCACCGAGCTTGTTTTCGCATTGCTTCAACAAACACTCAGCAAACGGAGTTTCGCCCAAATCCTCATCAACGTTTAGAACCGCTGAATCACTGTAGAGCACAATCAGCAACCCATGCTCAATCGCGTTTCTATCTTCGATCGTCGGCCCTCGTGAATGCTGCTGAACTGTGCCATCTTCAAATATGTAAACAAACATCTCTACGCCTCTCTTTAACTACTGGAACGGAATTCCGCTGTT